CAATTGGAGGCATTTTTAAGTCTATCGGACGATAGCAACAGGCTTATAGCAGCAACACCACATAACCCAGATACCTTTTATTGGAACAATGCCGAAGAAATCGCCAAGAAATTCTTTGGCTAGGGAAGCCTTTTGGTTCAGCGAACCAGTGGCGCGTGAAAGATCGAAAAAAGGTTTGTTGTGGTTGCGCGTTCTCGATCAGGTCACAAGGGATGCCGAGGAGCTTGATAGCAACGATGTTTATAAGCGCCGCGACGCCATCGAAGCAATCGCGTGGGTGCGTTTTCCAGACGAAGATTACGCTGAGGTTTGCCAGTTGGCTGACATAGACCCAGTGAGATTCAGAGATAGGGTGCTTAATTTTTGTCGCTCTAATTATCCGCAGTCACTTCTGCTGCGCGTGATCGCCTACCACGAAAAATTAGGCGCTAAACAACGGAATAACAAAGGAGATTAAAACTTATGCCGTTACAATTTATCCAGGAAACAGGCGGAAACGCTTTCGTAAGATACATGGTCAGAGATAACGAATGGCAAATGTCCAGCGCAGCTGGCATGGAAACATTTGATATGTCTAGTCAGGCAGTTATCGTTGACATAGAAAACATACAGCTAGGCTGGCTGAAGCTAGAGGGTGGCAGAGATTGGTTGCCTTGGCCGAAAAATGATCCTCAACAAGTTGCAAAGCCCAGCGATGCACATAATCAAGGCTTTTCAGTCATGTTCTACAGCACAAAGCTGTTTGAAGATGAACCAGTTAGAGAATTATCTGCAAGTGGCGCTGGCATCAGGCAGTTCGTAATGGATTTATACGAAGAAGCAGAAAAATCTAAAGAGTTTGGAAGCGGCAAAGTACCAGCTGTTAAAATAACAGACGGCAAAAAAGTTAAAATGGGCAAGAACGATAGCCGTGTTCCACAGTTTGAAATTACAAAATGGGTTAACAGACCCGAAGCCCTTTCTGGTGACGTACCTCCACCAGAGAAAACCGCACCACCTATTTCTCCGGCTGCTTCACAGTCCAGTGGTGCGTCGAACGACGTAGATTTTGACGACGACAACGACGACGAAATCTAGCCGTTCGTAACTTGGGCGGCGGTTTTTGGTAGGTTATCCGTCGCCCCTTTTTAAACAGGGGAAAACATGAGCAAAGTTAAGTGGGCAAAGCATTGGCATGATCGCGGTTTCAGCGTCGTTCCAGTACATTACGTCACAAAAGATGGCGGATGCAGCTGTTCGGCTGGTAAGGATTGCCATTCACCAGGCAAACATCCAGCGCCTCGATCGTGGAAAAAATATCAGGAACAACGTGCAGATCACGATCAATTAGAATGGTGGTTTGAAGAAGAATACGCAGAATACAACTTAGGCGTCGTCACTGGCAAAATCAGCGGCAACATATATGCCATCGATGTAGACATCGGCGAAGGCAAAGACGGGCAAGAGAGCCTCGATGATCTTTGCATGGCTTACGACGATCTACCAATGACGTTCGAGCAAAGAACGGGGTCGGGTGGTAAGCACATATTTTTAAAAGCACCAGACGATCAAACAATAATTACGGGGAAAAACGTACTCGGGGAGGGGGTCGATACCCGTGGTGAGGGCGGATTTGTGGTTGTAGCTCCAAGTAACCACAAATCCGGCCAGCATTATAACGTCGAAGATTGGGCAAAAGATCTAAACATCGAAGACAGTCCAGAATGGATTACTGAACTTGCAAAGACAGAAGCGCATAGATTAAACGGCGGCAGCGCCCTCCAAGATACCCAGACAAATATGTTCGGCAAAATGGTCGATGGTCGAGAAGGTTATATGGTGCAGCTGATTATGGGAACGCTGCATACGTGGTGGACGCAACGCGGTGAACTCCCAACAGTCGAGCAGCTGGTCAAAGAAGCATGGCCAGTGTTCGAGCGTAAAGCGAAGTCGCGTAACAAAACACTGGCAGACGATGGGCGTGGCCTCGATCTGTTTAAGAAAAAAGCTTGGTATCAGCTGAAACGCGCCAAGAACGGCGAACTACGCATCATAACAGAAGAAAATAAGAATACCGTCTCACTTGTCAGGTCGGACGGTCGATCCGAAAGCTCTGAAGCACCCCCTGTTGTCAGTGGCTTTCGGATCACAGATTGGAGTATGCAACGATACTCAGGTGAACCGCCAGAAATGGAGTGGCTCATTGATGGTATCTTGCCGCGTCGAGTGCCAGGACTAATCAGCGCGATAGGTGGGCTGGGCAAGAGCTTTATCTTGCTGGATTTGGCAATGAAGGTGGCTGGTGGCGATCAGGGTATGCACCAAGAAAGGGCGTTCGGCAACAACATCGTCCATAATGGCAAAGTTGTTTTCTTTGGTGCAGAGGATAGCGCCAATTCGATGCACCGTCGGATCGCATCCATTGGAGGCGCAAACCTTAGAGATCGAGCAGCTGGTAATCTTTATGTCGTGCCGATGCCCGACGCTGGCGGCACATCAAGCCTGATTACACACGCAATGGGCGAGTATTCAGTAACGCCAGCGTATCTCGATATGAAAGCGCAGCTGAAAGAGTTAGGCGACATAGCGTTAATCATCATCGATCCGCTGCAAGCGTTCGCCGCAGCCGACATAAATAGCGACCCAGCTGCTGGTCAATTCTGGTGGTCTGTTATGAGTCACTTATGCGTGGAGACAGATGCCAACGTTTTAATATCGCATCACATGAGAAAAGACGGTGCGTTTAACATAACCAAAGCATCACAAGCACGGGAAGCGATCAGAGGCACAACGGCGTTAGTTGATGGGGCTCGATGGGCGTATTCGCTCTGGGCAATGAACGAAGCAGATGAACTCGTTTTATCGCAAAAAATGGATAATATTGAGGCTGGTGTCGGCCAATGCGCCCAAGGTGCAGTCGTAAAGACAAACGATCAATGCGATATGTTTATCCGTAGCTTTGTTCGTGGCGAAACTGGCTTGCTAATCGATAAGACGATGGAAGTCGAAGCGATACTCGATGCCTCGACTAAGCTCGATCACCTGCAAACGGCGGCAATATTCGATGAAATTGCTAAACGCTGGCACAGTGCAGAGCCATTTAGCATCGCGGTAAACACTCAGCGAAGCTTACAGACGTTCTTACACGTTGATTACGGAATGCCAAAGCGATCAGCGAAGTCATACATCAACGCATGGCAGTCGCAAGGCTTCATCGAGAGTGCGACGCACGATTCAAAAACAAAATCAAAAGGCGTGAAGGTGTTGAAAGCACCAGATCAGCCAGCATGGAGGGCATATGGATAAGGAAACGGAAATTAAGTACCTCGAGACCATTGTGCGGCAATGCGATGTGCTGGTCGAAGATCTAAAGCGCCATCCGGCAAGACTGACGGCGGCGCAACGTGTTGAGAGCATTAAGTTTGCAGCTGTTCGCATCCTCGAGGGAAGGGAAGCAGCTAATGAGTAAGTGGATCGAGTGCAAGTTGTGCGGTGGTGATGGCTTCCAGCTGCAAGAAAAAGCAGTGATTGATTACGAAAACGGCGGCTACCTCAAAGAGATTAAAGTCGATTGCGATCATTGCGACGGATTGGGTGAGGTGCTGGTCGAGGATGAATAGTCACGCATATAGGCGCAGCGTCCGTAATTTGGATGCAATGACAAGGCTCGAGGTTGCTCATGTGACGTTCGAGTTGTCCGAAAAGGATCAAACCTTTGCGCTTATACCTGGTCAAGCTCTCAACGCAAAGGATCGAAAGCCATTGTTTAGCGGCATCATAACAAAAGAAATGGGTGTGCAGTTGCGGATACTAGCAAACGAGATTGAGGAAATAATAATAAGAGGTGAAGAAAAATGATGTTAGTTTATTACACTGCGCTGATATTCGGTTACACGATGGATAGCGAAAAGCTTACGACAACGTTCTGGCTTAAAAGCTACGATCAATGCATCGAAGCAATGATCCAGCTAGAAGACTTTTACGACTACATCGCGGATCACGTTGCCAGCGATAACAGAATTTTCATGTGGTGCGATCAATCAAACGTACAAAGCAACGAAATAACCAAACCAAAACCTAGACCCGAAGGAGAAACAAAATGGGCGAACGAAAATACAAAGCAGCAAGATCAATAGTGGAAGTTACGTTCCTCGATGGTGAAGTAAAAGAGTATGAAATTAGTGCTGGTAGCGGCATATCAAAGTACCTTGCGGATCAAGCATCAGACGGCGGAATACTCTGCTTTCTCGATTTTAATAACAGGGCAAGTCTAAGCATCCCAGTGGCAAACATACGGGATTGGACAATACGAGAAATCGAGTTTTTAGACGTAAATAACGCCACTTCCGCTGGCGGAAATGAACGGGGTCACACCTCAGAAACGGCGGAAATGGAAACGTTTTTGCAAGAAATTGGCGGAAGTGACGAATGAAAAGCACCAGATTTAGCGGAAATGGGGCGGAAATGGGCGGAAGTGGGGCGGAAGTAACCCCCCATACCCCTAAGACACTACTTCCGCCAGCGCGGAATAGTAGTGCTTGTCAGGGGATATGGACAAGCATCTTAAAGAGGAAGCAGTATGCCAGTTAGAGGTCGTTATAGCAGAGTAAAGAGAAATCTAAAAAAAGATGATGCTGGGGAAAGCTTCAGCGTGTCAGCGATGTGGGGAGATAGCAGATCAGAGACTTGTCGTGCAGCGGTAAACAGTGTCGATGCTGTAGCAAGAGAACTCGAAATGCGTTGGGGCATCGGTAAGCTCGAGGAACTTGCAGCGCCAAACCTTGCAGTTAAGTTTGAACAAGCAAGGCAGAATTTTAGCGAAGCTTGTCAGTTGGATGATAGCGATTACCTGGTACAAAAAGCCAACAACCTTATTACCGGATGGCGTAAGTTGGAAACAACAGCGATCGAAGCTGGACATAAACCTGGTAGCGCCGAAGTGTGGTACGGGATAGCTCCACCGGATTGTGACGAATATAACTTTGCTATTGTTAAATGGCCAAGCGATGCGGCGAACATCGATCGAGACAAATACCCGATTGTATATACCCTTGATGAAGTCTGTCGGATAATCAAAAGCTTTCAACAGCCATTAGTCGAAGCAGCCAAGACAACATTTAAAGATTCAAAAATTATAGATATAAAAACTGGAGGCAACTTGAATGACAAACTCCCATTCTAAAAATTTGGAAACATCATCGATAAGAGCAGCTGCATTAACCCAAGTTATCGATTTGGTCGATGGTGATAGAAATAGATCTCACGGAGACCCGACTGAGAATATGACGCGGTTTGCTGAATTGCTCCGCGCATACTTTGGTAATCGATCAGCTGGAAGCATCGAACCAGTAGACGCCGCAGCTGTCGGCGTTCTGCATAAACTCTCGCGCATTGGTTTCGATCCTCAACATTTAGATAGCTGGCTCGATGTTATGGGCTATGCCTCGATTGCTTACGAGATTGCAGCAGCCGAAAACAAAAAGAGCGACCACTTGGCCGCTCTTGATGAAGCCGTCGAAAAGGCTCTAGGTGTTAAGGGCTCTAATAATTCGGCGCAATAAAAACGCCCTTTGGTACATCGATTACAGTATAATCATACTCAAGCGTTCTCGCGTATTGTTCATAGTCAAAATATTGTTTGATCCATTCGCCGTTGCCGCAATCATGACAAGCTAACATTTCGTCAGCAAAGTCGTCAGCGTAATCTTGGAAGCGATCCCAAACGCCACGGTTATCCTCGAGCGCCCTTTGTGCTGCGCCCATATCGCTTGAAAATTCGTCAATTACTGCTTTGACTACATCGGCGTCGTGTTCGCTGCTTTCGATCATGTCGGCAATTTCTGCAATTTTTTCTAAGCTGACATACTCTCCCATGTTTGGGAAGTCGTCATAGTCATGTATTGCCCATTCCTCCGCGTCAGGTACTGGGCTGGTCTTTATAACTTTTTGTGCTTCTTTTTCCATTTCTTCTGCATCGCTGGAAACGTCGATCCATTTTCCATGTAGGTAGCCGCTATTATATGCAGCTAAACAAGCTATATAAATTTTCATT